GTACTTCGAGGGGTCGCCGTAGACGAGAACCTTCGCACCGGCACCGGAGGTGACGATGTTCGGGTCAGTCAGAATCGGAGTACCAAGAATGGTGTCCGGGGCGCCCGCCTGAAGCGAAGGCTGCCAGATGTAGTTACCGGTCGTGTCCTTCAGCTTCCGAAGGCCCTGAACCGCAGAATCCGAGGTCATGAAGACCGCGTTCTTCCGGTACGGGCGAAGAATCGAGTGCTGAAGGTCGATCAGGTTGTCAGTGGAGACACCCGCAAGGTTCGCGGCGTTGACGGAACCCGTAGAACGGGTGATCCAGCCCCACGGCTTACCGGTGCCGTTACCGACCAGAAGGTCAGCCATGACCTTATCGGCGACAGCCTCGCCCGCGTCCTGGGCGAGAATGCCGAGGATGTCGAGCTGAGAGTCATCGACAATCTCGTTCGTGGCCTCGACAATGACGCCGTACTTATAGGCGCCAATGTTCGTCTTCGACCAAGACTCGTCAGACTTGCCGTACGCGACGTTCTCGGAAACCTGCGCAGCGGTCGGGCGACCGTTCTTGACCGGCCACTCCATCGTTTCGCCGGAACCCGTGGTGAGAACCCGAGCCTTCGAGAAGAAGTCGGACCGAACACGCATAGCCTCAATGACCTGAGCCACAAAGGTATTCGAGAAGGTGTTACCGGCGTTCGCGGCCGTGCCGCTGGTCGCCGTACGAAGGTCGAAGTCGACGCCCGCAACCTCACCGCGCGCGAGAGAGCGAAGCTCTGAAGCCTCGTCACGCTCACCGGAACGGCCCTCGGGGGCACCGGGCAGGACCAGGCCGCCCGCGCGCTGGGCAATGGTGCGAACCTCCGCCTCACGCTCGCCGCGCTCGACCGCGTCTCGGGCCTCGGCCTCAAGCCGGACCACGTCACGGTCAATGCGCTCGACACGCTCGCGCTTCTCAGCGTCGGACAGGGTCGAGTCAGACTCGACGGAACGAAGCTCGGTAACCAGCTTCATGCGCTCTTCGAGCGCGGCATTCGCCAGTGCAGCGAAATCCATAGTTATTCCCAATACTAGTTTCGGAGCCAAAAAAAGGCGACCTAGAGCCGCATTGCACGAATCGAGAGCGCGAGTGCTTCGCCGTCTCTGTCGTACAGATCGAGGGGAACGGCCCGCGCTTCGCTTAGCGTCGGAGTCTCGTCACCTCGAATAGCGGCCCGGATCGCTTCCGGCGAATCCAGCCGCGCTACTGCAATCCCGCGCATCTCAGCAAGAGAAGCGAGGGCACGGGAACCGACTCCGGAAGTGGAATCGGTGTACGCCGGATAAGTCACCGGCGAGACATCGAAGAGAGCGACCTTCTGAAGAGTGCGAAGCGGAAAACCGTCTTCGTCCTCGGCCCAGGTATCGCCCTCGGGGCCGCTTACCTTGAAGCCAAAAGACGACTGTGAAACGTCGCCACGCTCCATAGCGGTTGCCAGATCACGCGCATAAGTCGTGTCAGGCATATCGACTTCATAGTGAAGGCCCTCGGAATCCTCGGAAAGGCGAAGCGTGCCGCTTCGGTTCCGACCGAGGATCATGTTCGGGTCGTGATTGAAGAGAGCCCGAATGTCGTCACGGCCGATACTGTCGGAAGTGGCACCCATGGCCACCCGCTCACGAAAGCCGCCGAGGTTCGAGGAACGGGCATCCCACTTCAGCGCGTAGCCGTAGAAGTTGAACTTCCCGCCCTCGGACCGAATCTCGAACTCTGTAGGGACCGCCCTACGCTCCATTTGCATCCTTGTTCCCCTGATCCGTTACGTTCGGGTCCTGCTGTGCGTTCGGGTCCGCGTTCGGATCAACCGGGGGATTCGGCGGGGCCAGGGGGTCAGTGCCGGCCGGAGGCTTCGTTTCCTTCGGGGCCTTATCCTCTTCGCCCACAACACCCAGATTCAGCGGCCTGTAATACCGCTGACCGAGCTTCTTAGGCAGGGGGCCGAGGTCTTCCATAGCCCGAATCTCATCGGCGTTCAGGAAGCCGTTAGAGAGTGCCGTCTGATAGGACTCGTAACGGTCCTTCGTCTTCGCTCGAAGTCGAGCGTCGACGTTAAACCGGATGTACTGAAGGCCAGGGAGAAGGAAGGTCGATACCGATTGCTCGATACGCACAATCCACGGCATTAGCGTTTGGTCTACGAAGAACTTGTTCTGTTCCTCGATACCGGTTCCCCAGGTCGAGCTAACCGAGGAGTCGACCAGATACGCGGGCACGCGATACAGAAGGGCAATCTCGGCCTTCTGGAATCGCCGAGTCTCCAAGAACTGAGCCTGTTCAGGGCTAAGCGTGATCGGCTTGAAGGTCGCACCACCAGTCAGCACACCGACCGAATGGGAGTTCTTCACACCCGCATGCGTCTTCCGGAACATGTCCCGGAGAAGCTTCGCTTCGTCCGGCCGAGGGGCCCCAGGATGCTCGATGACGCCGGCCATCGTCGTTCCCTGCTCGAAGAACCTCGAACCGAATTCCTCGGCCGTAAGCCCGAGGCCGATAGCCTCTCTGGCCGTGTCGACAGGCGACAGGCCGCGACTCGCACCCGGAACCGTGAAGGCCGGAATGTGCAAGATTTGCGACCGGTCGAAGACGCCTTGAATGTTGCCGTGGTCGTCTGAAACCTCGTACCGGTTATCCCCGAACGGGCCGTCAAGAATGTGGACGTTCCCAGGGTGAAGGCAGTACAGGTTTTGCACTTCGCCACGGTCATTCCGACCAGTGAAGATGAACGCGTTACCGTCAGACAGCAGGCTGATAACTACCCGGAACCAAAACTCGTAAGAGGTCTGGTACATGTTGGGTTGCTTCACCCACTGTGGCGACCGGGCGAAGGTTTCCTTCCGGCCGCTAATCGTCGTGTAGTGGTCCACCGGAAGCGACGCGACCGCGTCACCAATGAGGGACTGACAGGCGTATACCGCGACCATCTGAAGACTCGACCGGCGAGAAACCTTCCGGCCTGAAGCCGTCCGGGTACCGAACGACTCGACGTCACGTTCCCAATCGGAAGCCAGGCCCCCGAGGGCCGCGCGTATCTCTCCGATGCGTGTAAACAGGCTCACTGCCGCTTACCCCCGTCCGTGGCGTAACCGATAAGCCCGAGGCACACGGCCACCGCGAAGTGCCCAAGAGGGCGCGCAACGTCGTAGGCACCAACGGCAATGAAGCCGAGACTGCCAACCTGAAAGACGTTCGGGACAAAGGAAGACGCGACGTTACGGAGGGAGCGGCCCACGTTGGGCCGATCCATGAATCTCCTAATCGTCGTCAGGGAAGAAGTACGCTTCCCGTTCCTCCTGCCGAGTGGCAGGAGTAAGAAGAGCCTCTAGTTCAGAGTCCGAATACTCTTCGTTGAAGTTGAAGAAGGTCACATGCGCCTCTTCGTCTGCCGGGAGGGCAGTCAGGAAGAACGCGTTAGCGAGAGCGGCAATGCCGTCGATCTTCTCGCCCGACTTCGCCTTAGAAGGCTTCACCAAACCGTCTCCGGTCACGTCAAGCTCGACGTTATCCGCCATCCAACGAAGCACCGGATGCCCGCCATGGTGCAATTCCCTGCCCGCTAGAGCGGACTCGATAGCCTTCGAGGGATCATTCAGCCTGGCCGCACTCTGCGGCACCTTCACGGCCGTAAGGCCCTGCTCTTCAAGCTCGTTCACAAGCTGTGTGGCATTCCACGGGTCATAGCCGAAGAAGCGAATCCGGAAGTCTTCAGCGTCCTTCGCGATGTGCCGGAAGATGGCCTTGAAGTCCGTAGTCGGACCCTCGGTCACCGTGAGGAAACCCTCACGCTCCCAAACCTCGAAGTGGCTCTTCATGTTCGACCGCTTCTCGACCGCCGGCCGAGGTACCCAGAAATGCGGAAGCACCGTCCAGCCTTCGCCGTCCGGGTCCGTAGGGGTGCCAGAGAAGAGAAGAAGCCACGCGTTGAAGTCGCCCGTTGCGGCCAGGTCGATACCGCCGACGCAGGTACGGCCCTTCAGTCGGTCCCGGTCGACCTTCAGGGAACCGTTCTCGTCCCATAGGTGCATGTCGAGCCATCGGTTCGCCTGAGACACCCACTGATTCAGGCGGAAGACTCGGAAGCTGTTCTGAGCCGTAGGCTTCTCGGCCGCTTCCATGGCCTCGGCCCGCAGGTTGTTGATGTTCAGGAAGGACCCGAGAGCGGGATTAGCGAGATACCAGCCCGTTCCCCGAGGATGCTCGGCCGAGGGCGGTTTGCCTTCGTCCTTCCAATCCCAATCGTCGGGAACGTTGCGCGCGAACACGAAGCGCGCGGGATCTAGGTTCTGATCCTCGCGAACACGAAGAGAGTGTTCGTGCTCTTCAAGGGCGAAGGCCGCGGTTCGATATGCGGCCGTTGTCGCCGCAATCATGATCGGCTGTCGACGGGTACCGAAGCCCTGTCGCATGGAGTCCCAGAGATGCCGGTCCTTCTGCGTCAGTACCTCATCGAACAGAACCATTGAAGGGTTCGTGCCGAGGGCACCCGCAGCGTCACCGGGCAAGACCTGATAGAAGCTGTTCGTCTTCCGGTCGATAATCCGCTTCTTCGAGTCGATGATTTCGAGTCGATTGTTCAGAATCGGATTCAGCTCGACCATGCGCTTCGCGGTGTTGTACACCAAACCGGCCTGGTCGCGGTCGACCGCCACCGAATAGACTTCAGCGGACTCTTCGTTATCGCCCACCAGGCCGAGAAGCGCGAAGGCCGAGAGAAGTTCGCTCTTCCCGTTCTTGCGTGCCATCTCTAGCCACGCAATGCGGTACTGCCGAACGTATTCCTCGTACTGGTCATCCCACATCATCGTTCCGAAGAGCGGCCGAACAATCTCGTTCTTCTGCCACTCGTCGAGAATGAAGGGGGCGCCCGCATGGCGCCCCTTCGTATGCTGAACCAGCTTTTCGACAAAGTTAATCGCGTGCGTCGCGCGCTTCTCGTCATACTTGAAGAAGCCTTCACGCGGTTCGATCGGCCCGAAGGGAGAGCGGATAATGTCGCTCACGCTTGCCCCCTCGTTTCCCGGTCTTTGCATCGGAGATAGACCG